GTCATGTGTTCTTCTCCTTGAGTTTGGCTTCGATGGCTCGGGCAAAGCCTGCGTAGCCGTTTGGTTGTCTTAATGGGACAGCTTCAACCTCATCATCCGTCAGCCCAGCCCATGTGCGCTGTGCTGGTGGGGATGTGTAGAGGGGCGTCTTTGTTACTTCCCCGCCGTGATCTACCCCGTTCCGGCCAAAAGGTTCACATCTTGTGTCCCAGTTCACGCTGGTGAATTTTTCATTGACGACTTGACCTTCAACAATCAGTTCATAAAGGTAGCCAAGAGGCTCCTGCGGCTGTGCTGGCTGCTTTGGGATACACCCGTGGCTGGTGCAGTGCGCGACTGTTTCGCATTCGTTACAGATCATTTTAAGTTCATCCAAAGCCCAACCTGGGCAAAAGCATAGCCAGTCCAGACCATCCCGTTTGGGAGGTCACCCTTGGTCCACTGCAGGACACCCACGATCAGGTATCCCACGCCTGTGGTGGCGACGATGATGTGTTCGAGGCTCATGCTGCCTTCTCCATGAGTTTTGCTTCTATGGCTCGGGCAAAGGACCTAAAGTCATCCCCACCGTACCCTGCGCTTTCTTTGAATACCTGCTCTATTTCATCGTCCGTCAGCCTTGACTCTTCCTTGGCTGTAAAGTCTTTGCAGGATGTGTTGTTGTTCAACCCGAAGTACACACAGTCGGACTGTGTGCAGTCTTTGCAATTCACCTTTGTCACAGCAAGGCCTCCTCAGCTTCCTCCAACCGCTGGCCCTCAATTGTCTTGAGTAGCTTTGCCATCGCTTTGGGCGACAGGCGGGTGAAGGGCCATGTGGGCCATCCGCTGGTGTAGATAGATTTCATTTTGAATCTCCAATGGCAAAACCACGGAAACCCCACAAGCCCAATGCTTGAGAGGTCCATGGTTTTGATCTTGGGGATTGTTAAAGAGCTTCAGACACAGGTGCGATCACCTGGGCTGTGCGTGAGTATAGCACACACCAAAAGGCCCAATGCATCAGCGGATGCGTAAGGCCCTTCAGTTTGTGGGGTCATTGACCCTGTTTCCAGACCGAATAGTCGTCCGTGAATTCCAGATAGGGGTCTCGAGGTGTGGCCCTAGGTTTCTCAGAAGGCCCAATGCCAGGCCCGACAACAGGCGCAGGCCTCTGGGGCTGTGGGCCGTGCCTCACCCGGCCACCATGGGCCAGGGCGAAGGCCTCCAGCTGGGCCAGGAGATCGGCGCTCACGGGTTGGCCTCCCGGCGCATCCCTGAGGCCAAGGTTGACGCATACAGCCTAGCGTCACTCCAGGCAAAGTCGAAGGTGTGATCGAAGGCTCGCACATCGTGCCAGTCTCCTGACACATCCGACCACCTCTGCACCACCAGGTCGTGGTCTGGCCCAGGGCCACGATAGGCGATGCGCACAGAGGCACCAAAATATGTGTGAGGGTGAGGCATACAGTCTCCAGGTGACAGGGCAGGATCGCCCACAGTTGCCCTCTGGTGATCCAGATGGGCAACTATTGGAAATCGTTGTCAGATGGTAAGGGTTCAGGCAGCGAGAGCGATCCGGACAACCTTACTCATGCTGCGACCATGGGCCAGGTAAGCGACCACAGGGACAGCCTTAGAGTAACAGGCCCTGCATCCGTTGCACTTGCCTGCATTCTTGAAGGCCTCACACAGTTTTGCACCCTCTGGGACTGCATCCTCTGTGGGAACGATGACGCTCCCGTGAGTTCCTGGGAGATACTCACCAGTCACGCTGTCAGAGCTAGGGCGGACCATCACATTAGGGAGAGCCTGCATAGCCTCCAGCACAGCGCGGAATTTAGGGAACTTGTGCATTCTCGTGGGCAACCAATGATTGCACCAGGGTGTCCGCTGCATGATCTCTAGGATCTTCTCAGCGAGAGGCAGTGCATACATGTCACCACTATCGAACCACCGGAAATAACGGGAATCATCCAGGGCCTGGACCATGTCATCTGTCCAGTCGAGACGCTGCCAGTCGAGCCTGTTGGCCTCTCTAGGTGTCTTCACGTTATCAAAACGATAGTTGCCCTGGGTTGCATAGCATCCCTTGCAGGCATCCACGAGGACACCAGGAGAGCCGAAAGATCCAGGGCATGTATCACGAGCCTGGAGAGACCAGGACTTGATACCGTCGAGCTTGGAGGTTTTAGAGAGGTTCACGGGCATGGTAGAGCTCCTGTTGAATGATTGACTGTTGGAAATGATTGTCAGATGGCAAGCGTGAGATCAAGCGAAAAGAGCGTCACACCAGTGGAGGAGACCACCACAGAGCGCGAGACCGATCACGATGGCTAACAGAACGTCAAGAATGCGCTCTGTCAGTGTGGGCTTAGATTCGGTGAAGATGTTACGGTTAAACATGATGTGTAGTCCTTAGGTTGGGTTGTTGATGTAGCGTAGTGTACAGCATCCAAACCACAAAAACTCACCGATCAACAATTATTTTCTAGGGACAAACCCTAGGATCAGAAAAAAAGCCCCACAGTCTACGTAATGTAGGTGTGAGGCTTGAGGTTGTCTTGAAGTGTGACTTGAGGAGATCTTGAGGTTGTCTTGAGGGTGTGAATATCGGCCAGGTAACACTGGATGAACGTACAGTAATCCTTAGGTTCTAAAGTTTCAAAGCGCACTGATGCACAAGCACAGGCTGTGGATAACCTGTGGATAACTTATGCACCAGTATGGATGACCCTTAGATCACCCTCAGATGGCCCTAGATCTAGCTTCACGAGCTAGTGGAAACCCAATAAAATCAATCACTTAGAGGGCATTGTGTCACCCTCTGTGACACTTTCGGTCAGACAACGGGAAAACTTGAGGGGTACACGGGGGAAGCCGCAACGCTCTTACCGCGAGTAGGGCTTTCAAATTTTTGGGGTGGATTATTTCACCCCTAGAGTCTCACCTAGAGTCCCACCTCAAGTCTCACCAAGACACCTTCTAGAGCCACACCCGCATGAACCTAATCACTTGGCGAGGGTCTTACCTGAAGATGTCCTGAAGAGAACCGGGAGTTGTCTCTAACATAGACCTGTATTGTTATATCATTGGTGATACTAACCCTAGAGATGTCACCTAGAGACATCCTAAAGATACCTAAAGTCTAATTCTTAGTACTTATAACTATATGCTAGCCATATAGGCTTCTAGAGCTTCCCCCCCTACCCCCCATAGTTATCTACAGGTACGATAGGTGGTGATGCTCATGAGGCCTATACAGCTAGGAGACAGTGGTACTGACTACATGCTGAGCACACATGAGGATCTAGTCTGGTCCAAAGACCAGAACCTCATTGGACCGAGTGTGCCCAGATGAGATAGTTCCCCCAGAAGAAGTATCTTCCAATTGGGCAACCTATGCACGTACCATCCATGTGGTCTGTTGCTTGGAGGTCATCCCAAAGACATTCTTGTGGAAGTTCTTGAGTTCCTTATCCATGGCAGACCCCATGATCTCTGCAGCTGCCTTGTTGTTGTCCCGTGCCATTGACTCGGTCCAATAGGCTACAGCGATGGCTAGGGCATCCAGTCTATCGTCATGGACCAGGGCACCACGATCTCTCGTGAGTCTGGTCATCTGATAGAACAGGGAGTACTTCACATCCTTGGCTGTGTCGAAGTCCTTCTGGATCACCCTCTGGTCAACTATGAGTCTATGCGTGGACATCACAGGTTCCAGGGTGTCGATGATACGGGCTTCCTTCTGGGTGGAGTGCTTCACCTCCTCCACAGTGCAGGGATAGATCCTCTGCAAGACAGGCTTCAGGAGCTGGGTGAACATACCATCACCGAAGTTAGCCTCGATGATGATGGCCTTGACCTGGTTCCTCTTGGCTGCATAGGCCAGAGCCTCAAGGGTCTCGAGTTCATAGCCTCCGGAGATTCCTCCAGCCTCTGTGAGGAAAAGGTTCCCTGCCAGGTGCTTCACACAGGCATAGCCGGTCTCGTCCTTGCCACGGCCACTGGGGTCGATGGACATGACAGCTCCGGTGTACTCAGACATATCGTCGGAGTGCCACATGGGGCGGTAGAACCTGTCCCCCGTGAGAGCCACATTGGGTAGATCGTTGATGCACAGCTCAGGTGCTGCAGCCCAGGCCAGCTTCAGGTGACCCATGGTGGGTCCAAGGTTCTGCACAATGAGGTCCTGGACCTTCAGGGGGTACCTGTCGCCATCACTGAGGCTGGTGTCGAGCATGAACTGCAGGGCAAAGCCAGCACGTCCATAGGAGGCCTTACGCTCCATCAGGTCAGCCTCATCGAAGCGTTTGCTGTCGGTGGGCATCCCTGCGTTGCTGGAGTCAGTCTCGAGGGCCTTGGTCACCATGGGTGCCAGACTGCCCTTGTAGCTCTCCACCTTGTTCAGTTCAGGGTACAGAGCAGGCCAGACTCGGATCTCATAGCCACGCTCAGGCAGCTGGTTGTACAGGGACATCTCAGTCTGGGGTGTACCCAGGTAGATGATCCGACCACCAGGCTTCAAGATAGCGTCGAATTCCTTGACAGACTCCGAGAGCTTGTCTCGCATCATCTGTGTGGCTGAGTTGTTGGGGACCTCTACGTCATCGGCAATCAGTACGTCCGCACGGGAACCGGTAATCTGACCGGTGATACCCACAGACTTGACAGACGGGGAATGGTCCGGGGTGGCTGGTCCAACATCGAATGCGATAACGGAGTCACGCTGACCGTCACTGGGCCGTAAATGGTGGAGTACTGGTATCTCATTGATCAATCGCTTGACGAATGTGGAGAAAGCATCAGCTCGTTCCTTCGAGGCAGACACCACGAGGATCTTCAGTTGAGGGTTGTTGAGCAGGAGCCAGCACACAAAGGCACTGGTCAGCCAGGACTTGCCGACCCCTCGAAAGGCTTCGATGACGGAGCGTCGAGGTCCGTTCTGTAGGTAAGAGGCAATGTCGTACTGAACCGGAGTCGGGTCAGGTAAGTTGAGATGTTTCCAGACTAAGTAGGTGAACTTGCGGAAATCTTTAAGTACAGGGTGTTTGTTATCCATCTAAAATCGATTTAAAGGGGTCGAGGAGACGTTTTCCAAGGGTACCTAAGGGGTTAGCCTAGGTAACCTCAGAAAAAGCCTTGTGAGCTCTTTTATTCAGCCAGGTGAGCTTTTAGCTCCTCCAGGCCACCAAGGTGAGTATCCTCCCAGAAAACCTGAGGGACAGTCTTGAAGCCCTTGCTGAGGAACTCTTGAAGCTCACCCTTGGGCAGAGCCATGACATCCACATAGGTGAACTCATGGCCCTTGGAGGAAAGGAGGTCTTTAGCTGTCTTGCAGGGCTGACAGCCGGATCGCCCGTAGATCGTGTATGTCATTAACCGGCTTGCTGACCCACGATCTCGGGGTTTGCCATGAGATAGTAGGTGTGAGTGGTAGAGACAGTGCTCACGAACTTGATGACACCGCAGCGAGTCCACTCAGAGACAGTCTGCTTGATACCATTGATGGTGAGGGTGTCGGTGCCCACAGGAGCGGTAGCATTGGTAACGGTGAAGGGCTGGCCTGGAGATTCAAAGCCAGAGACGGTAAAAGAAGCCATTGGTAATCCTTAAGATAGATTCTTGAGTTTATAGAGGACTGACTGGTAGGTCGCCACGATGTTCTGGTAGAGGTTGTCCAGGGATTCATTTTCCTTGGTACACCCATCACAGTTCTCATTGAGCCATGCCAGCTCGTCCTCAAGGAACGAGGTGATCTCAGCCTTGGCAGGAGCCTTCAGAGGCACGTTGCCGATCAGACCAAACTGACCCTGGTAGGCTTCTACAAGGGCATCGATCTGGTCGATGATTGAGTCGTAGAAGTCACCCAAAGCCACATGCTGAGCGTAGCTCTTGGTCTTCCAGTGAGCTAGGTGAGCCACGTTCCGTGCAGTGAAGGCACGGGAGACAAGTTCTTCAATCATTTGGTTTTCCTAAAGGGGACAACTGTCTCGTCTTCGAAGACAGGGAGATCGGCAAGGTCAGCCAGAGGGGAACCCTGAGCAGCCACTGCCTCAATCTTGTTGTCCTTCAGAAACTGTCGGGCAACGTTGAGGATGGCTGCAGGGGGTGGAAGGGGGAGCCCTGTGTCAGGATCAGTGTAGTCCTGACTCAGAGCGTCCTTCAGAACCTCTGCCAGCTTGCCATGAAGGCTACCTAGAGCCTTCTCGTCAGCTTTGTTCATGGTCATGTCTTGATGATGTAGTTCAGGACGATTGTCGGTTGGGTGTTGTTGTGAGCAGTACCGCCACCCGTAGCATTGACCGCAGGGGACAAAGCGTTGGCTGTACGGTTCTTGATCAGGACCTGGTCCGTACCAGCACCTGAGGTATTACGGTCTGTGTAGCCGTTGCCGGTGTGGTCGTGAGAAGGCATCTGAGAGATGCTCAGTGTGTGCGTCTCAGCGCCACCGTTGGCACCCAGGGTTGCCCCATCGACACCAGAGCCACCCGTGGTCAACCGAGAGGCAGCGGTGCCACCCATGTTGTCCTTGCCGCCAGGGACACGGCCACGGAGATCCGGTAGTGTAAATGTGGTCGTACCATCGCCTGCTCCGTGGGTCGTCCCAAGGACAGCGAAAAGATCAGCATAGGTGGCCCGGGAGACTGACTGGCCATAGCAAAGGAGCCAACCTACAGGTGCGGAAGATCCAGCAAATGGTAGGGTAACCCCTGAAGGGACAAACCCACTGCGATTACTTTGCGTGGCTAAGGTTGCCGCCGGGAGAGTTGCAAGCGTTCTAGCATTGCTCATAAATTCCTTTCAGAAAGGCAGGGGCCGAAGCCCCTACCCGATTACAGAAACAGCTTGATGGCCTTGTCAATGCCAACGGACTGAGCCACGACAACAGCTACAGCACCCATTGCTAGGTACTTGATCTGGGCGAGGGTTTTCTCGATCCCAGCCAGGGACTTGCGAAGATCCGAAGAGATGTCCTGGAGCTTCTTAAGTTCGTCTTGGTGATCGTCCACACGAAGCTCAAGTTTGATAATGCGATGTTCAAGTTCCATGATTACGTTTAATTCGGTTAGTTTACATGTTCAACTTGCTACGCAGGTAAGCACACTCAAGTACCAGGGCTTCTTCGTAGCGGATGCCGTACATATTACCGGCAGGACGAACCAGCCGCTTCTCTCCGGTTGCTCGAGTCTCCGTCGTTTTAGATTCGTTGCCATCTTCGTCAACGGTAACGACCTCCACATCCTCGAACACATCCTCGTATTGAGCCTCAAATTCGTCGTAACAAAGCAGGCCATACATGAATGCATCCAGACCTTCGGACTCAAATGCGGCCTTCACGTGTTGAGCAATTACACCGAAATGCCAGCGAGCACCGTCCGGTCCTTTTTTCTCAACCGCATCGTTGAACTTGAATTGCTGGAACTTTACCTTCCCCCATGCGCGAAGCACTGCATCGTCGATGTCTTGCACCTGTTGCTTTGTGCGCTCGTCAGAGGTGTTGATAGTGGCAGTTCCCGCGTACACAACCGACCAGCGTAGGCCAGATGCTCCAAGGGTGAACGAGTTATCCGTAGATGGAGCCACCACCCCCTTGAAATACCAATTCGTTGGGCCGTTCGCTGCATCAAAGTAGACAAAGTGACCGCCACCAGAGTTGTTAGTCTGGAAGTAATGGGTGTTAGCAGCGGACTTAAAGAACGACAAAGTTCCTGTAGTCGTGGCGTTGACGGTTTTTAGAATTCCGTAACTTGCACCATCGTTCAGCGTGATCTGATCCGGTGTTACGTAGCCCTTGACTCGGACGTCATGCCGGTTCGTTCCGTTGAAGTGATCGAATGTTGTCAGAGAATCAGCATTACTGCTCGCCTCAAATACTCGATAGCTTCGTGTGCCAACTTTCTCGACGCTGAGTGAGCCTGCTGTTCCATCACTGTTGTTGATGTACAGACCTTTCCCGGCACCGCCTTGGAAGTTTGTCTTACCTTTGAACTCGCGGACGTAATCGGCCTGTGCGTTGTGGTAGGAGATGAGGCTCGATCCACTTACATCGGTAAAGCCACCGGCCTCGACAACGACAACGTGATTGCCTTTGCCGTAGGTATCAATGTAGATATCCTTTGTTGTGTTAGCTTCTGCATAGACGACCACGTGGTTGTTGCGGGTTCCAAGATAAACGCCGTAACGTCCGTTCTGTTGTGTAACCACGAGATCGCACGAGTTGGTGCGAGGTGCGTTCGGGTCAGAAGCACTGGAGCCTGCAGCAAAGTTTAAACCATCGCGTGTATTACCACGAAGGTCAATTACACCCTCCAGCTTCCAAGCGTTGTTGTCCGCTGTTTCAATCGTAAAGTTAATTCCGTCTTGACCGTTATTTGTACACACCACGTCTCGGATAGTTCCGAGATTGCCGTTGCGAACGCAGATCCCGTTCAGACCTGCACCGTGTACCCAAATGTCCTCGATGACCATGCGGCCACCACCACTTGTTGGTGTTCCTGCATCGACGCCGTTGTTGGTGTGGGTGCCAGTTCTGATAACTTTGAACCCACGAAACTTTGAGAAGGTGGATAGCTCCACTCCGACCACGTCAGCCGCAATGGTGAGTGTGGTCACAAAGCGTCCGTCACCAAAGAACTCGACCCCAGCGGGAATGGTCAACTTCGAAGTGATTTTATAGCCAGAACCTGGGGCGTAAACGCGCAAGGCACCACTGCTCAGTGCGGCAGTAATCGCGGCTGTATCGTCAGTCACACCGTCACCAATCGCACCGAAGTCTTTGACGCTGACGGTCTCCTTCAGTTTTGATTCCACAAACCGGGCAGTCGAGCCCGTTCCACCTTGGGAATAAGTGACATTGGATGCCTGAATATTCGCCACGTTGAAATTGGAGAATGCCTGGATCTGCACCTCGTCACCTGCGGATGCAGCAGCGGTCAGTGTGACGCTGGAACCACCGGACATCGTGTAGTCAACCGTAGGACGCAGCTCAAGACCGTTCAGGGAAACAATGATGTACGGAGCCACAAAGGTAAGGCTTGAGCCGTTCGCATCGTTACCAGAGAACGTGGTCTGGCCTGCAGTTGCCACATAGACATAGGTCTTCATGGTGGCAACCTGGGCCGAGCTGGCGTTGATCCAGCCAGAGCCAGTGTACACACGCATCGCACCATCGGCGGTGTTGTAGTACAGGGCACCCGTCACGAGGGCGTTGCCGTCATTATCCACTGAGGGATCGCTGGCCTTTTGGCCGAGGTAGCGATCATCGAAGTTATCCAGAGCCGTAGCAGCAGCAGCCGCAGAGTTGGCTGCAGAGACAGCTGAGGCAGCAGCATTGTTGGCCTGAGTGGTGGCCGTAGAGGCAGACCCAGCAGCGGCCAAAGCACTAGATGCCGCATCTAGAGCGATGGCTTCGATCTCGTCGGTGTAGGTGGTCTCGATCCAGTTCTTGGTGACAGCATCCTGGGCATCCACAGGGTCAGCCACATTGATGATGCGCTTGTTAAGAGCATCGAACTGACCCAGAGAGTTCTGCTGGATCGAGTTGTCGAGACCGTCCTTAGTCTCCTGTGCCAAGTAAAGGTCGTAGGTAGCCAACAGGTCCAGATCACGCTCCAGGAGCACCGAGCCGTCCGTGAAGTTCACGATGGTCGAGTCCTTAGGGGTCTCACGGCGGATCTCAATGACAGCACCGTTGGCGGGAGCCGACAGAAACTGGATGGTGCTGGAGTTCAGGAACGACCAGGTCGTGACCAGTGTGCCATCCACACGGACCTTGATGTGGTCCGAAGAAATGTAGGGGAACGAAAAAGTGTAATTCGTGGTACTGCCGTTGCCGGTGTACCGAACGTAAGAATACGCCACTTGGGAATCTCCAAAAGAAACCCCTAGGTGTTACCCTAGGGGAGAATGCTTAGTAAGGTCGCTTGGAATCAAACAGGCCAGCTTTGGCCTTGCTCTCATCAATGATGCGCTGTCTATATCGCTCGATGATGTCCTCTTCTTGAGCCATCATCTTCCAGAAAGCGTTGTCTTGCAGATCCTTAATGGTCTGCTGGACGAGTTCAACTCGAGCTGCCTTGTACTTGAATGTGCCGTCAGGCATCTCCTCCTTGAGGATCGGATAGAGGATCTTGTCAGGCTCCATGGCCTGATAGTTCTTCTGCCAGACATCGTAGAGGGTGCTCTTGCCGTCCGAGGCCAGCATGGTGCGGAGATCGAGCTCTCCCAGTTCGCTGTTCTTGGTAGGTGCCTTGAAGGTTGCCCCTGTCACACGAGCCAGACGATCCAGCTCCTGCATCACGAACTTGCCTTCCTCAGACATCCCCCTGCCCCGCTCTTCCACCGAGGCGGTCGAGAAGACATTCCAGAGAGATCCTGTGTCGGCCAGCTTACGGACGTTCCCGAGGACATCGTAGGAGTACGGTGTCTTGATGTCGTCACGCCCGAAGGGTCGAAGGAGCTTCTCCTCGACCACCTGCCAGAAGGTCACCGGGTCCTTGATCGTAGGATCATTATCCTTGGCGATCTTGTGGAGGGTGTTGGGGACCAACAGGAAGAGCTTCTCACCGACCATCTTGAGGAAGGCATCTTCCTTCCGTTCAGGGTCAGCCAGGTTCTCGAAGAACTTGATCGTGCCATCGATACCCGCCACCAGGTTGGCATCACGGATGGCCGAGGCAACAGCGGTGGTACCCACAGTCAGGTAGGCCATCGCCTTGTCGAACTCATCCTTGTTCACGAACTCGCCCTGTGACTCACGCATGTGCAGGCGATCCATCCGCTCCAGACCGTTGATCATGATCTTGATCGGGGTAGCGAGAGGATCGAAGCTCCGGTAGCTCCAAGTGGAACCATCGGAGAATACGATGGAGTACGGAGGTGGCAGAGGACCATCCTCACGGGTACGTCCCTGCTTCCAATCGGAGTAGGCACCGTCACCAGTGATCTTGCCCTGGCCGTACAGAGACAGCACAGCGCCAGCGATAGCCAGGGAGGACATAGCCTCAGACTGGGCACGGACCTGACGGAGCGTACCGTTCTTGCCTGCGAGGTCAGAGATGAAGTTTGGAGCCAGCAGTTGTAGGCCTGGAGTCAACCTCACGCCCTCCTCGAACACCCGAATGGGGGTACGGAAGAACAGTTGGCCCACCACAAGCTTGAGCGAAGGGAACTTCTTGAGCGTCTCTTCGTACTGGATCGCAGCTTTGGAGGCTGCACCTTCACCAGAGAAGCCTCGCTTGTAGAGAACATCCCTCACGAAGGCCAAAGCCTCCTCATCGGTCCCCTTTCGGAGGGCCTCAGGGTTCTTCACAGCTTCCTTTTCGACCCACTTGAAGAGGTCATCCCCGGTTAGACCGAGGTTCACACCCTTGTTGATGATGGGTTGGACCAGTTCGTCACCCTTAGCGACCTCTCGAGAGGTTCTAAGAGCTGCTTTGACAGCCTTATCGACCGCTTCGTCCAGAGCTTTGCCTGTTTTCCCAGCTTCCGTGGCCTTCATTGCCGCCTCAGCCGCAGCTCGACCAGCGATGAAGCTGTCGTAGTTGATGCGAGAGAGGAATTCATCGGAGGCATTGAGGATACGGGGGAAGATTCGGAGACCTCCACCCAGTTTGCCGGTCATTGCCAGCTCACCTTCCACCAGACGGGTACCGTCACGGGTCAAGAGAGCCTGTTCATACTTGAAACCAGCCTTAGCAGCCTGCAGGGCAGCACCGAAGGAGGACCTCATGGCACTGTAGGAGGCCATGGCTTCGACTCGAGCGACCTTGCTGAGGGGATCGGTAGCAATCAGCTTCAATCCAGGGATCACCAGGGTCTTGAGACCGGAGGGGATCAAGTTCACCAGCACCGTCTTGAACGAGAACACGTTGGAGATGGCAAACTCAGTCAGCTTCTGGATGAAGGAGGCACCACCGGGCACCGCCTGGTCAGCCATAGAGGACAACTCACGGGACTTCTGGACAGCCAGCTTGGCAGCGTCGAGGAGGTTCCCCTTGCCGATCGCTTCGGTGATCTTCGAGTCATACCCAGAGGCCACCTTCTCGGCAGCTGCAGTCTTCTCGGCCTTGCTCACCATGTCAGACCAGACCTGCTGGGCTTCAGCCTTGGTCAGGTTCTGCTCTTTCATGATGGACTCGACGGTCACACCCTGGACACCTGGCAGGCCTTCCTGACGTTGACGCAGGATCGAACCGGCCATGGAGCCAAAGGCATCGTCGGCCAACTCCATGGGAGCCAGACGAGCATCCAGGGCTTCCACCTTGGCGGACAGCTCTGCCAGACGTTCAGCGGGGACACCGGCGTTGATCTCCTTCAGGAGTTCAGCCTTGGTGATCCGCAGCTCATCAGCGGCAATCTGCACACCACGAGCCACGATACGGGTTTCCTCGAAGGGGAGAGAACCAGTGCGGAGTTGCTCGAGTGCCTTGGGGAGATCCTCGTTACTCAGGGAGCGGATCTGGGTAGCGACCTTCTCACCAAGACCCGTCAGTTCCTCCATGGACATGGGGGTGGACCGGAGGCCGGTGTTCATCTGAGGGACATCGATGGGGATGTCCTCTTTGCCAGCCACGTTGGGGACCACGTTGTCAGCTTCGAGTCGGCCCTTCTGTTTCCTTGCGGTGGCCTCAGCGATCTCTGCGGGGGTCAGAGTGGACCCTAGGTTGGGATCACGGACAGCCGAGGGAGAACTTTCCCTGGCAGCTTTTCGAGCATCCCGAGCCTCACGAAACAGACGACCAGCTTCACTCTGGCCGCCTACCTGATCAAACGGCTGCCCGATAACCTTCCCTTCAATGAAATCGTAGACTGCGTTCGCAATCCCCTTTCGCTGAAATTCCGGATCAACACTGACGCCGGAAACCTTCCACTCGCCAAGGGGGGTCTGCATGTAGCTGATCGCCCCAATCTTTTTACCGTCAGGAGTTATGAACGAGTACTTTCCCTTCCAGTCACGCTGGACGGTGAACTCGAACCCACTGTCGGTTTTGAGGGAGGCACTAACCGGCTCTGCCGTTTGGGCAAATCCGGGCTTCACTTCCTCAGAAACGCTAAGGACAGTCTCCGGGCTTCTAGATGCTGGGACAGGATTGTCGTTGGCAGCAACCTTCTTAGGTGAGTTTGCAATCTCAGAGATCTTATCATCTACCTGGTTCCGCTTCTTAAGCAGATCAGAGATGGAGTCTAAGAACTTCTTAGCTTCATCATATCGGTCACCATACTGCTTTCTGGCGTAATCATAGTTCGACTTGGAGATCGGGTCATCCTTGCCTGCATACTCTTCCACCCTCTTAACGATGTATTGTGCATCATTAAGGTAGCTATACCCGGCAGCTTTCACCCTCTGGTCGATCTCGGCTGCGATCTCCCTGCGACTCTCCATGAGAGGACCAAGGGTGGAATCCGCACCGCCTACCTTGACACCCTTCTCAGGGGCAAAGTGGACTACCTGGTTCATCAGGGCCGCTTCGAAACCGTTACCGTGAAGTTCTGGTCCGAGGATGCCTTTTGCCTGGAGTTCTTGGACCGTTTTGGTTGCAATGTCGCCATTGAAGCCACGAACAATTACGCCATCATACCCCTTCTCCTTGAACGCCTTAACCAAGTCATCTTCGAATTCGACACCCTTGATGCCCAGCTTTTCAAACACACCAATAGTTGTCTCAGGCGTGAGAACAGCAGCCTTCTTAAAATCGTTAGTGACCTCTGTCGCATGGCTGTATTCCGTCATGCGAATCTCACTGCCACGGAACCAACTATAGTCCCCCTTCTCAGCAGAGTAGAACCCGTCTCCCCACACGCCCCCAGTGCTGTCGTAGCGCATCTCTTCGGGAATAGCGGCAGAGCCTGTCACCTTCTCAATCGGGCGCTCGCTCCCATGGACACCGGGAAGTGTCCCAGAGAATGTATCTGACTGGGCGGAAGGTACTTCTTGTACGGGCTTAGGATTCAGGAGCTCGTCAGCCTTCTTCTCAGCACTCTTGGCGACACCAGAGACACTTGGAGTCTCGGCAGGCTTAGGCTCAGGGACAGCCTTACCGGCACCTCCGACCTCACCACGGATGATCTTGAAGATCTTACTCGCAGCAGCATCTGCAGCCGTCCCTAGGACAGCACCTGCGACTGCGCTGGTACCAGTGGCAATGCCGATCTTGGCAATGTCATATTCCTCACGACGACCAGCGGCGATCTCAATGCCCTGCTTGGTTGTCTCCTGGGCAGCACCAGCCACGCCAGCATCGATACCGGCCACCAGACCCGTACGGGCCAGGGACTTGATGATCGATTCCTTGACAGCCTCGACAGCAGCCTTGCGACCGAGGAACTTACCTGCGGTTGCAACACCCAGAGTGCCGATACCCACCAGGTTGGTAGGATCAGTCAGGGCAGCTTTCGTTGCGCGGCCAGCACCTTCCCACGACATGTTCGTGTTGTCGTAGGTGTCCAGCATGTACAGGAAAGCCTGCTGCTGCTCAGGGCTGGCGTTGGTCACCGCATGGGCAATCTCAGCCATCGACACCAGGTCGAAGTTGAAGTTCGCCATGCCGGTCTTGCCGTAGTCAGCGAGCTCGTCCTGTGTGCCTTGGAAGGGCTTACGCTCGAACAGCTCGAACATCATCTGGGAAGCACGGAGCCAGTCAGCGTCATCCCGGAGAGACTTCTGGTCCACGTTGGTCCGCACAGGGGCGAACTGCTGGTAACCAGGAGGAGGAGTCTGGCCGTTCAGGACAGCCAGAGACCACTCCATAGACTTCTTAGGTTGGTTGTAGGGGGAGCTGGGGAGGGAAGCCCATGTCCCACCCAGCTTATTGATAGCTGCGTTCCAGTTGCCCTGAGCGACATCCTGGAGAGCACCGTTACGGCGGATCAGCTCAATGGCGATCTGGTCCTGACTGCGCTCAGAGAAGTCCTTGATGCCCAGTTTGGAGGCCACATCATCATAGGTGGTTGACGTGATCTGGTAGGCACCAGCAGCAGTGCTGGGACCATCCTTCGTTACCAAGCCTACGATCCGAGGATGCTTGGAGAAATCGTTGAACGATCCACCACCCACCACGGTGTTGTAGGAGGCACCCTCAGCCTTCGAGAGGAAGTTGAGGAACTTGCGGACGTTGGAGTCTGGGTTCCCCATTGTTGAGGGTGCTGGCGCAGGAGCCTGGCTGACAGGAGCTGCAGCCCATGAGGGCACAGCTTCCGTTGTAGCGGGAGCAGATGCCCAGGCTGGTGCATCAGAAGGAGGCTTCTGTAGTGCCCAAGCTGGAGTATCGTTAGCCATTAAGGCTCCCTTCCAAATGTATTAATAAACTGTTGCTTGTAAGCAGGGTTCTTCTTGACGAAGTCGATGTCTGCCTGAGTCGGTGTGGGCTTAGCTGCGGGGGAAGCACCACGACCAGCCTGGGTACCAGGGGTCGGAGCTACCTTGGCAGGAGCTGCCTCACCACCACCGCCAATGCGGGTACGGGATTCGATGAACTTGTCAGCCTTCTCGATCTCACGGTCCACGATGTCCTGCTTGGCTCGACCAACAGGCCACTTGCCGTTCTCTTCGTAGTAGGCGTTGAACCCGGCACGGATGCCGTAGTCGAACATGGAGACAGCCTGCGAACGCAGGTTGGTCCCCGTGACAATCGAGGCGATCCTCTGGTTGGGGCTCTTCTCGAGAGCGTCCAGACTGGAGCCAATGCGAGCTGTGAATGCAGACTTGACCATGTCATCCTGCATCGCGATCACACCCTCGAGGAGCTTGGGGGTCTCATCGATCAGGCGCTTCTTGTCAGCGTTGTTCAGACCCTTGTTGTTCAGGATACCGTTGATCACCTGGTCCTGATCCAGACCAGCCGTGGTGGCACCTGAGAGGATCGTGGAGCGGACCTTCTGGAGGTTCGCGGTGCTGGTAGCCTGAGGGATACGATCAGCGTCCTTGAGGCTCAGAGCCTTCTGGAAGGACTCAGGGCGACCACGGTATTCTGCAGGGTCAACATTCTCACCAGCAACGACCTTGTTGATCATATCGATCTCGTCTTTGCGGGTAGCTTCCTTCTCCTGGATGCCTTTGAGGAACTCAGCGTCACGCACGGTTGTCATGCGCTTCTCTTGGATCAGGAGCTTCGTCTTCTGGATATCTGCCCGAGTCTCAGCGTTCAGGAACCGCGTGGGGATCTTGTCCAGCAGGGCTGGGTTATCCGTACCGAAGGCTTCACGGGTGACCGTATCGACCACCAGCTTGTTGCGATCCAGGTTGCTCAGGGAGCTGGAGCTCTTCCATTGGGCATCCAAAGCCTCCATGGCCTTGGCAGGATCAGAGGTGCTCAGGGCCTCTACGATCTTCCCAGAGAAGTCCTTGGCCTGCACTTCCTTGTGGTAGGCAGCAGTCTTAGCCAGCCACTGGTTCTCGTACTGGCCCAGTTCCTTATCCACCGCTGAGATGTAGCCCGAGGAATAGAACTCGTTACCGGGGCCGATCTTACCGACCAGCTCTTCACGCTTCTTCTTCAGGAAGGCTGTGCGAGCCTCTGTGTTGGTCTGGAGGTCAGAGTTTTGCATCACCTCCTGGATGATCCCTTGGACAGCATTGCGGCCCTGCTCAGAGCCAATACCCTCAGCGATACGGGCACGGACCACAGGGACAGTCTCAGGGAAACGCTCGCCAATCTGTGCGGCGGACACTGGACCCTCTTGGGCATCCCTCTGGAACTGTGTCTTGTAGGAATCGATCTTCATGTTCTGAAGGATCGTCTCCTGGGCTTTCCTGCGTTCGTAGTCTTGGTTGAACTGATCGATGACCGGCTGTGCTTTCCCAAGGGCCTCAGCCAATTGGTAGGCGGAACTAGCACGGGGATCGAATCTAGCCTGCTCAGTGACAGCACTAGGAGAAGCTGTAGTCTGCAGCCCCTCAGGGCGTGGGTCATACCCAGCTTGAACTCGTGGCATAAATATTCCTTAAGAAACTTGGGGAGCCATACCGTTCTGTTGACGGTAGACTGCGTTGCCAATCCTCAGACCGGCAGTAAAGTAGTCAGGCATCGCTGGAGTCTTGAGCTGATTGATCTGGCTCGCAGCGTTGGTGTTCACGTTCTCACGTTGGAGAGCGATAGCCGTGGAGGCACGGTCGTAGTTGGTATCGATGGAAGTCTGGAAGCGGTTGGACTTGTTGCCCACATCGGCCAGCAGGGCATCCACGGACAGACCGGAGACACCTGACTCACCTGCAGATACACGAGCGGTAGAAGCACCGGCTCGAGCTGCGAGATCATTCTGCTCGAGCTTCTGCATCGCCCCTTCCCTCTCCTGCTGTTGAGCAAGGTTGGTCTGGTTGATGTTGGTAGCTCGAGCTGCCATCGTGTTCTGGTACTGCCGCATGTTTGCAGCAGACTGAGCATCCGCAGCCTGAGACTGAGCGACAACCGTGCCCACAGCCGAGACGACTTGCAACGCCATCATTGCGGTGGCTGGTTCACACATATTAGGTCACCTTTGAAAATTCAATAAAGTATTCGTTATCCGGACCCATCTGCTTCGGAACCCCGAAGTCAAACCCTAGCCACTTGAGCCACTTGACGTGCTCATCGTTCTTGGTCCAGGCCACATTAAACAGGAGGGTGTAGTCCTTAGACATCTCCTTGAGAAACTCTCTGCACTCCCTGAGGAAGGGCTTGCGGATCTTCTTGAGGAGGTCCGAGGCCAGCATCCATGGGACACCGACCCCGCCCTTCTCTCCTCCCACGCCGAACATACAGACCACCTGGCCGTCGATAAGAACGACCCGGTTGTACTCACAGGCCTCGAAGGCAGCGCGAAGAGCATCCCCAGGAGAGACCCTGGCGAGGTGCCAGATCTCGTCCTTGTCCTCCTGACGCATGGTCACGGAGAGCTCGAGGATGTCCTTGTGGTGAGGCTCACGAACAAGGATGTTAGATGGCCTGGCTGCGCTTGGTGTAGAAGCCTTCCCAGTCTGCGCTGAGGAATGTACTTGGGAGGGGACTGTCATTTTGAATTGTAATGATTGTGCCAATGTTTCGACTGACAACTGGGACAATGAATCGGCCAGTGGAGATGGAATAGCGACCAATGGTAGCTGAGGTCTGTCCTAGGACTCGCCCTGAGAAGACATACTCATACGTACCTCGACCAGCAGGGGTTACCTGGACCTTGAAGTAGCCACTATCGGAGTAGTTGAAGGCAGTCTTACGAAGCTGTAGACGACCCTCAGTGTCACTCTTCTGACCACCTGACTGAGTGCTCTGACGCACCACAATCGTGGAGAGCTGGTAGGTGAAGGTGTACTTACGCCCGAAGGTGTAGGTTCCGCCTGTGATGTTCCCTGCCACCTTGGCATTGGTACCATCCCAGATCACGTCCATGATCTCTCCAGCCTTCAGGGTCGGATGGGACTTGACCACGAGCTGGTAAGAGCCAGCGCTTGGGGCGTAACCCAGAGCTGTCTGAGAGATCACCGTGTAGCCACCGGAGTAGTCCACGTTGCCCGCCACGAGCTGGACCTTGCGATCCAAGTGGACCGTGTAAGGTTCACCCGCTCCGATGTCACCGAGGGACACCGTCATCTTCTCGAGGTAAGCACCATCAGATCGATTCACGACCAGGTACATATCAGAGCCAATGAAGTCCACGTTCAGGATCGTAGAGTCAGACCCTAGGGTCCACTTCGACCAGGAACTTTGGAGCTTATCGTTGTTGGCCCAGAAGTACTTGTAGATGTAGATCGAGTTAGTATCCTGCGTAGAGACAGCCACAAGGATGTCCTCGTTGGGAGCTGCAGCGATCTTGAAGATACCAGTGGGGATGTACTTTGGCAGGTGGGCAGTGATGTCCAGCGAGTCGTTCGTGATGTTGTTCAGGTCAACGAAGTACTCTCGGAATGCTGACCAGCTACCCTTCTCCACAGCAAAGTAGACGTTCTTGCCGATGCCGACAGGCTTAGCCACAACGTTCGCAGGGAACTCGGTAGCCACCTTAATACCCACAGACTTGGGGGTAAGGAGCTCGTTCTGTTCGATGATGAACTGAGTCTGCTCAGAGAACAGCAGCAGCTGCTTGTTGAAGGGCACCGCATGTTTCAGCAGGGAGACCTTAGTGTGGCTTGCGTTCACGTCAATTGGATCGGAGTCCAGCAGCTGGGTCACCGTGGTCCGCATGAAGTTGAAGTACTCTCCAGCCTCAGAGAAGATCACGGCCTCGTCTGCGAGGAAGCCCAGACGGTTCCGGTAGAAGAACACGTCAGCGATCTTACGGTTGACGAAGGACGGGAAAGGGTTGGACGTATCGTCACCAACGATCCGGTTCTTCCACGTGGCCTGCTTGAAGGTGAACGTACCGTCAGACTCACGGACCAACACGAAGGGCATCTTAGCTGCGTCTAGGTTGGCGGTGATTCCAGGCTTGGGACATTCCTTCCAGACACCTACGCCTGACGAACCGTTGACCGTCTCGAACCGAACATAGTAACTGTCGAAGGGTGCGGTGCTGGCCTCACCAGATCCAGTCCCTGTGATCTCGACAACGAAGCCGTTCACACTGGGGTTAGCTGGGAGATCAGCAAACTTCTGCAGTTTGCCCTTGATGGCAACCATGCCAGCACTGTTGAAGCCATCTTCGGTACGGATGGAGAAGTCTGCAGAGGACTTGGCGATGTAGATCACAGCACCATCTCTGGACACCGTCCAGCCGTTCGCGGAGGTAATACCGTTGGAAGCCAGGTCACCAGCCAACACACCGGCAATGTAATCCGTAGAGATGTTGTTTACTTCGGACGAAGTAGAGCCATCAGGGGTGGTGTAGGAAGCTACAGTGCTGCCATTGATGATGATCTTGTACCCCTTACCATAGTTGCCTGTCTTGACGTTCACCAAGGCTTCATAGGGACGAGCGGCGACCGTGGACGAACCAGAGGTCACCGTCATGCTCTTGTTCACAAGGAACGTGTAGTCGGCCACAGTGACCGCAGAGAATGACGTAGAGGGGCTAGAGGCGGACAGGTAGCTCTTCCCATTGGGGAAAGCCACGGTCTTCTCAGTGCCGTCGATACCATAGACCTTCAGATCACCATTGGTGACCACGGCGATGTATCGCTCAGTCTGGTCACGGTTGATCGTATGGATGAAACAGTTAGCCAGAGGGGAACTCTGGATTTTCTTGAGGTGTTGTGTGGGTGGTCTCTTCTTCAACCCCTGAGAGACAGTGGAAAGACCATTCTCTTGGACTTCGCCCTGAGAGTTCAGTCGAAGAGTAAAGGGTTGCTGAGAGACACCGTTGACAAAGTTGGGGATTGAGGAAGAAACAAGTGCCATGATTATCGATCAAGAACTCGCATCACCGAGTAGTTACTGGTGAGGATGTTGTAATCAGCGGTACGGGCCTCATAACGGCGCATAGACCGCAGAGCCCGTGCCTCGTCCTTCTCAGTGAAGGAGCCGAGAGTATCGGAACCCACCACTCGCTGCTGGAACACCCGAGCTGCACGAATGGTGATGTAGTGACGAGCTGCCTGGGGCAACTCATTGAATTCTAGGAGGACCGTCAGGTCACACTTGAGAGACTTTGTGAACTTGTAGGTCTTGTTGCCGCGGTCATAGAGACGCTGGCCTCGGATCGCTACGTCAAAGTCACGGTCGTAGGGGCTTGTATCGACTTCGATAGCATTAGCCGGGATGTAAATCTCTTGGGTATCCATGGAAGGAACGAGATCAAATTCTTCTTCCGTATTGAAATGCCAGCCCTCTTCCTGAACCTGCACAGAGACTTCAGACAGGATTGAACGGGCAGTGACGGCATCAACTACGCCAGTCGCCGCATCAAGTGAGTTGATCGGGGACTCGCCAATCGTGCCCAGCATGATGTTGATTGCATCAAGCTCAGTGGTTGCAGTGAGAGCCATAAGAAACCTATAAATAAAAAAAAGGGCCACCCTAAAATAGAGTGACCCTTATTGGATAAAGCCGTGATTAGGCGGTCTTCAGTTCCACAGCAGCTGCGGGACGGAGAACACCGTGACCCATAGCGTACTTGGCAACCATCAGAGTACCCTGACGGCGGATGTCGTACTGGCTTTCCATAGCCAGATCCATCAACTTCACAGTGCCGATAGCAGCCTTGTGAGAGACCACGCCGATGGTGTTGGTGTACACGCCAGCGTAGGTATCGTTCGAACCGGAAGCCACGGTGCCAGTAGCAACGGTGGTACCGAAAGGAGCGTGGTTGGTCTTCACAACGTTCAGACCGGCAACACGCAGCACCTTAGCGCCAGCGTATTCGCCTTCGCCACCCCAGAAGCGGTTCATGATCTTCGTGTTCTGAGCCAGCAGGTAGTACGCTGCGGGGTTCAGGAAGACCCAACGGTCGTCTTCAGGGATGTACTTCTCGTCCAACTTCTGAGCAGCAGCGAACAGGGCGGCAACCAGTGCCTCACCAGTCGTGTCAGTCAACAGAGTAGCGGAAGTCACCGAGCCACCACCCAGTTCGCCAGACACAGGGCTGGAGCCACGGGCAGCGTTGATCAACAGCTGCAACTTGTGCTTGTCCATCTGGTAGGCCAGGGCCTTACCAATCTGGTCAGCGTAAGGACCACGAACGTCATAGTGGTTCATGGCTTCATCGATGTTGGCGATGAAAGCGTGGCTGATCAACAGGTTGTCGATGTTGACGATCTGCTCGTTGGCAGGCAGGTTCAGGCCGGTGATCTCAGCGCCAGGAGTGTGGTACTCGGCAGAAATCTTGCCCATGATGGGGAACTGGGCCGACTTGCCAGAAGCAATGTTGCGGACCATGAATTTGTCTTCGGTGACGGTTGCTTCCTTGAAAGCAGTCAGAACTTCACCAGCGAAAACTTTGAGAAACAGCGCCTTGGCATCACCAGAGTTGTTAACCTGGCCCAGGCGGCTGACAGTAGCGTTAGCCATAAAATATATACCTCGTGTAGAGTTGAAGAAAGGTTGTGCAACCTCCTAGAAACCCGACACACATCACGCAAAGTTATCTCCCGCAGGAGGCAAAGGTCGTGTAATCAGTTCTTTAGAATTGCAATTCCACCGCAAAGAGTGCAGTGTGGAGCGTCTTCAATACATGAGAGGGGCCGGTCTTTCCCGGCTGTCAGACGCCTTTACGTAGCGACAACGTTCCTAAGGTAGTAGGATCTCTTAGCCCTTGGTGACAACACCAATCAGACCAGCCAGGCCAGTGCCTGCAGTCACGATGGGAGTGATCAGCTCAGGGGCGATGCCAACACCCAGAGATGTCAGCAGCAAAATAAAGCCACGCCAGGTAGACGGTTCCTGGAGGCGTTCAATAATATAGCGCATAGTAGTCCTTAAAAGACGTTTGAGCGGGACAGTTTAGCCTGTACCTTTGCTCGGAATGCAGGATCGTTCTTGTATCGAGGATCACGCATAGCCTCGGTCACCTGCTGGGTAGACTCAAAGGCATCCACAGAACCTGCAGTCTGACCACCCAACAGGCGAGCAGGCTCAGAGCCCACGGCCTTGCCGAACTTGGCGGACAGACCCAGAGCTGCCAGCTTGGCATGTTCAGGATTGCCCGAAGAGACTGCGCTGTTATACGCTTCGATCTCTGCAGGATTCAGGTTGGCCTTGGCCCACGTGACCATCTCGTTGTAGCGTTCATCACCACCGACTTCAGACTTGATCGTGCCCTCGAACTGAGCTGCACGGGCCTGCTGACCAGCGATGTAATTGTCTACGATGTCCTTGCTGAAGCCAGCCTTGGACAGTCGGTCGTAGCTCTCTGGGGACAGTTCACCCTTAGAGGCAAACTCCTGAGAGAACTCAGACATATCCAGGCCCTGCTTCTGCAGTTCAGCCTGGGGGTTCTCGGGCACCTTATCACTCGGAGTAGCATCGGCAGGAGGTGTAGGCTTTTGCCCACCCAACTTGCTCTCCAACTCGGCATAGGCCTTAGCCATATCCTCGGGTGACTTGAACTTCTCTGGGAGCCACTGAGGGCGGTCTTCAGAAGAAGGCTGAGGGTCAGCCAGGTTGTCAGAAGCGATCTGGGAGTTCTTGTCCACCAGATCAATCATCGCCTGATCGTGACCCTCAGGGGCACCAGGGTTTTCACTTGTAATAACTACAGTATCAACCATGTTTTTCCAATTAGTAATCGACCAAAACAATACCCGAGCTGTACACCCGGATCAACTTAGCCTTGGGATCGACTTCGAATTTTACTTTGTCAGCACCGTCACCGAAATACAGGATCTCAGGTGCTTTGTTTTCTTTAGGCTCATCGACGAGACGAGCCGGTTTAGCGTTAGCCATTATTTCCTTCGGTTGGTTGTGCCTGAGCTTGGTTAGCCATGTTCTGCTTCATCAACTGACCAGCTTGGGTGATCGCGGGGTTCAAACCCTGCTGTGCCAAAGCCATCATCTGCTGTTGCTGCATAGCCTGCTGGATCTCTTCAGGGCTCTTCACGAGACCCTTCATGTCAATTCCCAGCGAGGTACCAATGCGCTTCAAGGCATCATCCTTGTTGATCTCTGGGGGAAGCTGAGCCACTTGGGCTGCTGCCTGCAGGAACAACTGGATCTTGTTCATATCATTGCCACGACCCAGGGCTTCCATGCCGGTCACAATCACAGGCTTGACGGTACCCTTAGGCAGGGTAGGCATCTTCTTCTTGCGCTCCATGGAGAACATGATGCGGTTCACCAAGGGGAGCTGCATCTCCTGCGAGAGGATCGAGTAGATACCGCCGAGGGCAGCTTCGAGTTCACCCGCCATGTAGCGGATCTCTTCGGCTGTCACTCGTTCACCGTTGCGTTGGACAGCGGAGTTCAAGAGGAAGGCGAACGACAAGCGTTCTTCAATTCGTGTGATTGTTTCTAGAGCAACTCGGAAGTCGTTGAACTTGTTGAGCTGTAGGGTCGAAACGTCCTGCTCATTTCCCTCAACGATGGCACCGTTGTCAGCTTCAGCAAGGGTTTGCTGGCTGGTTGTGCCGTTGGGGTTCACGAGGAACAGGACTTTGGCTGCAGCAGCCGAGCCTTCAACGATGGCCTGAGAGAGACCTTCGAGGGACTTGATGTCACCCAGGTACTCCTCCACATAGCCACGACCGTAGTTCTCACCGTCGATCTTCGTGAATCGCACAGGAATCCAAGGAGACTTGTCCTTGGGGTAGGTACCTTCAGAGCCAGGAACAACCTTGTTCTTGATCTCTTGGTACACATGCCAGCCACCATCCTCAAACTCTACGTGCGTGTAGATGTCGCAGGTCTTCTCGTGGCTTGCCTCTTCCTGTTTCTCATCGTCACCCTCAGCGTAACCCAATAGCTCTTGCACATCGGGAGGAAGGGTGGCGGGAGAAACGGATTCCTTGACGACAATGTCGAGGACCTTACCCATGGGGTCACGACAGACCACATACTTCTCGAGCGGGAAGATCCGCATACCGCCCTCATCGGGGGTGTACATCAGGCAGTTACCTGAGACGAGCAGATGCTTCATGCCCTCGAAGGCTGAGACACGGATGGCTCCAGCTTCGATCTCGGACTGGACGGATCGTTCGATCTTGTTCAGGCCCTCTTCGACCTGAGCTCGCATACCCTCCTGTTTCGTCAGCTGTTCCAGGGTGAAGTCATCAATCTGGAGACGGAAGAAGGGAGAGTTGGGAGGGAGAAGGGCGAGCAGGAGCTTGGATGCCAGGTTGTTGACACCACGAGCACCAATCGCCTGGTAGGGCGTGTAGTACTTAGTGGCGTTGGAGTGACCCCGTGGGGGCACCAAGGTGGGGATTGTGTACTTGGAGCAATCCATGGCCCTCTGTAAGAAGGGCCAACGGTCAGACTCTAGCTTGGCGTAAAGGCCAGCTGCAGAGCCGTCTCGCTCCTTTTCGTTCTTCTCTTCCATGAAATACCTTATGCGGGAATGTTCAGGCCAGAACCTGTCGAGCCAGTATCAGGCTGAGTACGGTCAATACGCAGGGAGCCACGGCCACGGTTGGCGGACAGGGCGCTTGCATCTTTACGGTTGATACCCTCAGCAGGGGCAACACGGGCCAGGTCAGGGGTTGGTACTGCTGGAGCTGGAGGTGGAGGCGGCGGAGGCGCATCCGGTGTCATCAGGCACATAGTTTAGTTCTCCAGAATGTTCTGGTTCTGTAAATTGAATTGGTGTCGGAGAAGACGAATCACCTCTACCCTGCCCTGAATCAAAAGATAACTTTCGTATTCTCTGACATTATCAGGCATTCGGTCGGGAAATCGCTTCTCTAACTCATCGAGTAATTCTTTAGATACTAAAGGAAACTTCAAGTTATCCATAGTCTTCCAATTGGGCAACCATTAGATTCCAAGGCGATCAAAGGCCTTGACCCACATGGCGCAGATGTCAGAACGGACGATGTCATCCACAGAGAATTCCACGTGTTCGACGGGGAGTTTCTGCTTCTGGATCATCTCAATGATGGTCTTCAGACCTGAGGTCATCTTCAGGTCGGACTGCTTGATGTCACCATTCAGCAGGACCTGGGACTCCTCCCCAATGCGGGTCAGGAACATCTTCATCTCGGAAGGTGAGGTGTTCTGAGCCTCGTCCAGGATCACAAAGGCCCGGTTGAAGGTGCGGCCTCGCATCACTTCGAACGGGACAATGTCGATCTGGCGCTTACGCATGGCGATCTCGTAGACCTCCTTGCCCAGGCAGGCCTCTAGGACATCCGTGAATGGGATCACCCACGGTGCCATCTTCTCCTCCATGGTTCCTGGGAAGAAACCCAGAGACCGTCCTGCAGCCACGTTGGGTCTGGTCAGGATGATCTTGTCGATCTGCCCCTTGGCAAACAGGGTGGCGGCATAGACAGACGCAATGTAGGTCTTGCCGGTCCCTGCTGGCCCCGTGACGATCACTTGGGGAGAGGATTTGAGGGCCTTGATGTAGGCAGCTTGCTTGTCGTTCTTTGGGAGGAGGATGACCTGACGGCCCTCCCCTTCCTTAGCACGGTACTTCGATGTGCGTTTTGTCATTAACGAATAGGACAGGCCCCGGTCGCACACTCTTCCCCTTGGATTTCTTCAAAGGAATTTGCAGCTTCCAGGTTGATTGGTTGAAGGATCGAGGCGTATTCCTCGAACCGTTCCTTGGTGACTACCTCTTGAGGAAGATACAAGTAACCTAATGCTTTAGCATCCTTTGTGGGATCAGCACGGAACAAGAAGCTCACACCCACGTAGACGTTCCAGTTCTCCATGAGCCAGTCGATGATGGCCGGGACCTCATCTACTGAGTAGGAGATGGTCGCAGAGACGTTCTGCTGGCACCAGTTCTCCATGATGAGCTTGTAACGCTCGAGCTGACTAATGGCCGACTCGAGGTTGACCTCCAGCTCCTTACCGTCACGGACTACCTTCTCGAAGGGTACGTCATCCCAGCTCACCGGGAAGGTGATCAGGACAGACTCAGCATCGGTCGGGTTGTCGATGACCTTGTAGCCAGAGGCACGGCACAGCGGTACCAGGGGGTCATGCTTGGAGAAGTTGACGTTGTTGAAGACGTACTTCCCTAGTGGCTTGTGGACCCCTTCCGTAGTGTCCATGATTTTACTAAGAGTGCCTGAGGGTTTGATCGTTGTGACATTCTTAGGTCGTGGGGTTCCCAGCTCATCAGCCATGCTATAAGCGCCTGAAGTTGCTGTTCGTTGAAGCTCTGTGTAATCGTACGCTGCAAGGTCCGGTCGGCGGACAATACCAGTAAGGCCAACCCCGCATAGGCGTAGGAAGTCATTGTTGAGGTGCCATGCCTCCTGGAGAATACCGTCACGCAGATTGACACATGTCTGCCGGTAGTTAGCACGGGCTGCAATGTGGACAGCTCTGCGAAGACCGGAGGAATCACCTTTGAATTTTCCAACATCCACCTCAGTCAGGTTACAGAAAGACTTGTTGCCCAGCAGGATCTCGGCACAGGGGTTGCAGCCCTTGAACCAGGGTGCTCGCTTGGCTGCAGTCTGACCGTTGATGAAGCCAGGCTCAGAGCCACCGGCCTCCACCATCATGTCGAAGATCTGCTCGAGCTCGGAGCGCAGGGGCTTGGTCTTGAACAACAGGGAGTTGTTCGACTGAGCTCGCTGGATGTTGGTCACCCACCAGTCTTTCTTGGCGACTGCGAACTCTTGCCACTCATCCTCACCGTAAGTGAAGAGAGCAATCTCAGCAGAGCGCCGACTAGACAGGACAGTACCAAGCCAATTGACAATATCAAGGATGTCAATGCGAGTAAGCAGACTACCAGCGCGGCGATTAAGTATGTGGAAAATAGCTTCATATGCTTTGGCGATGGCAGCATCACCAGAAGAGATCCAGCCGTAACCCTTCAGACGTTCACCAGCAGGACGAATCTGCGAGAAATCGAGTACAAGTTTACGGGCGGCATGTGGATGAGCGGCCAGCTTACCGACTGACTTGGCCCAGGCTTCTGCGGAGTCTCCGACAGTGATGGTCCAGGTTCCGGTCTCGGGGTCCCAGCTTTCCTTGTTACCTTCGTGTCCACCTTTTTCTGTCCTCGTTGAACGGATTACTTCCAGTTCTTGGATTGGTTTCGGAAAGCCCGTAAGCTGCCCAATAATAGGAGCAAAGCCAACACCGCAGCCCTGCAGAAGGAGCCACAGGATGTCCACAAGATCTTGAACGGTTTCAGCATTTGTAAAACTACAGTTGAATTGAGAGGCCTCACGCTGCTTGGCAACCGAGGTACCACCCAGCCACAGGGAGCGGCCAGACATCAGGACCTTGCGCTCCATCATCAGGGTACGGAGTTCTTCCAGCTCACTGTTGTCCACAGTGCTGGCACCTGCACGGTCCCAGAGCCAACGCTGGTGGTCGATCACTCGGTCTACAGTCTGTCCCCAGGATTCGAAATTCTTCCCGGAGTCATCGGTGGGGCGGTTGTATGTGCGGCGTGTAATCAGCTGCGCACGGAGGGATGGATTAGCGGTCGTCACCTGAGCCTTTGATAGTGTTATTTGCCTTGCGGCGGGTTAGTTTGTCGATGTTACCTTGGGCCACCTCATCGAGGTCAAAGCCGTTGTCTCGTGCAATCGCAGAGACGCACCACAGGATGTCACCAAGTTCCTTCTTGATGTTCTCTAAGTGGGTGCCAATGTTTCCACCATCACGGATCATCTTGGCTTCGTGAGACATCAGCTCACCGACCTCTCCTGCCAGGTTCAGCAGGGCGTACTGCTCATCGGCAGACTTGAGGCGGAAAGACAGAGCGATGTCCTGATACTCATTGAACTTCATAGTTTTTCCAGTTGAATCAGTAGGTCAATGTAATGCTTGGCCTTCTCCAGATCCTTCTTGCCACCCTTGTCACGCCAGCGGGAGATGTACTTCACCACGTTGGCCTCACAGTAGCCAAGGTTGTTCTTGGTGATGTACTCGACAGGCTGAATGGCCATGGACTTGTAGTGACCGCCACCAACCTGGACAGACAGGGGGTCAGTGCCAATGGCCTTGATGTAATCCTTCTGAGCCTTTGACAGGTCGTTGAAGGCCTCGTCCTCCTGTGGGGTAACCGGAGGATCAATCTCAGGGAACAGTGGCATCTGGCCACCAAAGAAGGCACGAGTCATGGGGTCCATAGAATTACTTTCTTCTGAATGTCGTCATAGTCTTGAGCACGGAGGATACGTGCCACACGGGCTTGGGTCAGAGCTTCCTCTTCGCCAAAGCCTGCCTTGTCGTAGGCCTTCACCACGTGCTTCCAATAGAGCTCACGGAGCTGCTGAGGGTTGGCCCATGGGGTGCCCTCATCGAGAGCAGCCTGGAGGATCTTCTCGGCTGTCTTAGGGCCGATCCCTGGGCAACCCGCATAGCCATCCGTGGTGTCCCCGGTGAGGGTCTGGATCATGTGCCACTTGTCAGCCTGGTGCTCAGAGATCTCAAAGAACTCATCGCGGCCAAAGTTGTAGTGCTTGCCAGGGATGGTCTTGAAGTCCTTATCCAAGGAACACACGATGATGTCTCGGACAGGGTCCAGCTTGGTGACTGTGGTGGCGTAGATGCCGATCACGTCATCGCCCTCGAGCTCAGGGATCGAGACACACTGGTGCTTCTTGAAGGCGTACTCACGGAGGAACTTCAGGAGCATCGGCTTGCGAGTGCCAGCACGGTTGCTCTTGTAGGTGGGAAGCACGGACTTCCTCCAGTTGTCCTTGTCGGAGAACACGAGGAGGTACTGGGTGGCTTCCACTTTCTCGAGGAGAGAACTGAGAGATGACTCGAAGGCAGTGATGGCATCCTGCTCAAAGGCATGGAGTGTCCACAGGCCATCTTCCCAGTCTATGGGCTTCTCGCTTACGGCTGCTGCTTGGTAGGCGAGGATATCGGCATCGATGAGAGCAAGGCGCACGGCTTTTCTTTCTGTTCAATATTCATCAAAAATTCCCAAGAGGTCGGGAACAACTCCCACATGGACTCATGAATCTTCTGAGCCACGTCTTGGGTTTCCTTCTGAGTATGCGAGTCCATACGGAGCTGGCACATGCGAGCCCAGGCGTAGAGGGTTCCGCTCCAGATCCACTCAGTCATGGTGTTCTGAGGGAGAACCATGCGAGCCTGCTCAGGGCAGACTCCTTGGGCCAAGAGGTTGTTGTATAGGGAGACAGTCTCACAGCCATGGTTAATGATGAAGCGATCATCACTTAAGGCCTGCTCGTCTGAGCTTCCCTGCTTCACATTCTCTGCAGCCTTGCGCCACACCTCAGGGAAGAAGAACTCAGGCTCAGAGTTCACATAGCGACGACTCACCTCGTTCCATGAGAAACCCACGGTGTGCTTGACGAGCTGTCGAGCCACGAAGATCGGAGCCTTGACACGGAAGGTTGCCGAGCAGTGAGCGAATGGGGACCAGTGGTTGTGCTTAGCCAGGTACTTGATCAGGCCACGGTCAGTGGCGTGGTCGAACTCTGAGTGCTCCTTGTCGAAGCTGACTCGAGCAGCGTTGACCACGGTAAGGTCGCTGCCCATATGGTCCATGTATTCAACGTCAATGTCGGCAATCTTCATGTTCATTCCTGAAAGGGTTTGTAGATAGTGTTGAGTGTTTCGAAGCTGCCATCATCATTCTTCTTGATGACGGAGCTGGTGCGGACATCTTCCTGTCCCCACACGTAGTGGTTCACGGCTTGGACATGAGCAACCTCATGACCTGGGAACATCTTTGTGTCGAACCGTGCCTCACCAGTAAAGAAGACTTCTGGTTTACTCATGGTCACTCTTCAGTAATCTCTGTGGTGCTGGTTGTGGAAATAGCTGCGATGTATTGAGCCACATGTGGGTTCTCAACCATCAGCGAGGACATGCCAGTGGCAAGTCGGTGGACGATCATCTCTTCATCCACTTGGCCCATCATGATCCGCATGTAGTGCATGATCATGTGCAGGACCTCGTGCAGGAAGGTGTCCATCTCTTCGATGGGGGTCAGGCCATCCAGCACACGGATGCGCTGTTCCTTGGCGTAGAAATCACCATAGACATCAGATCCCCATGGGCCCTCTTCAATGAAGAGCACGGAGATGTTGCGGCCCAGGAACACCAGGCTGTCAGGTCGGTAGACCTTGTAGTCCAGCAGTTCTACTTCGTCGTCTTGAACAACTTGTTCATCGCTCATAAAAATCCTTCTTCACGGAGGAGGCCCAGACCCTCTTCAGTTATTCGCCAGATACGCCCGTATGAATGGGGGGCTTCTTTGGTTGTGATCAGGCCAAGGCTTGCCAGTGCGGCAACCTCTTGGTCGAACTGTCGGGCCACCTCTGACTGGAGAGATAGCCCACTGCGGTAGACCCTGTGGAGGATCTGGTTGATTGCATTGCGGTTCATCAGTGTGTGTCTGCCCAGTTCTTGCCGACCTTGGATTCACCTGCGAGGACACAGCGGAAACCGAAGTGCTCGCCAGCCTTGGTGACCATCTCTGGTGCAACCTTGGCTACGTACTCAGCGATCTCTGGAGTCCTGCAGGCGATCTGACATTCGTCGTGGGACCAGGCGCAGAACGCATAGTCACCATCCCAGCCGTGCTTGAACTTGGACGAGAGGTGCTCTTCGAGGAACACCAGCCACTGCTTACAGGCAATCGCACCGGCACCCTGCAGGAGGGTGTTCAGTGCAGCGTGTGAGCTGCGAACATGAATGTGCCGCCCGTCCAGCCCGACAAGGTAGCCACGCTTAGCAGCTCCCTGCACAGCTTCGACAAGTCGTCCGAGGGCAGGCAACGAGCGAAGAAACTTCTGTTTGAGTTTTCGACCTGCACCTGCATCACCACCAACAATGGAACCAATCTTTGCGTCACCTGCGCCATAGAGGAATGCATAAATAAATGTCTTTGCCTGTGGCCGAGTCTCTAGACCAGCCGCCTTCTGGTTCTCCGTGTGGATGTCCCCACCTAGGAGGACCTCGCCATACTTCCCACCATCCCACTTAGCCATAAAGTGAGCAAGGCAGCGTAGTTCAAGGCCTGAAGCATCAGAACCAACCAGAGTCCATCCCTCAGGGACAGTAAACAGCTCACGACATTCGTGGCCGTAGGGTGAACTAGAGGAAGGGACTTGTGAGATATTAGGATAAGAATGGGTTGCACGGCCAGTAACAGCGCCATTGGGATTGACTGATCCATGGATCTTTCCTTTCTTCTCGCACTTCATCCAGGCCTGACCTCCCTCGTTTAACTGGGAGATCCTCTTCTGGACTAGCAAGTATTCTGTGAGTTGTTTGCAAGGTGGGTAGCTGAGTTTCCCCAGCACCACTTCGTCCACCATGGGCTTGCCACCCTCAGTGAAGTCTTTGGGTTTCCACCCATAGAGATTGATCAGGCGGTCAGCGATGTGGTCACGGGATGATGGGTTGAACTCCACCACCTTGACCTTCTTGACGGCCACACCCTTGGTGTACCCCAGCTTGGAGTTATTCACCTTCGGGATGAACTCGGGGAGCTGTACCTCCCATGACCCAAAGTAGTCACGGAGTTCCCTCTCCAGCTCCCCACGGCGTTGGACCAGGCGAGTCAACAGGGCAGCAGCCTTTGGCATGTCGAAGTGGAAGCCATTGCGTTCCTGCTTCGCCATCAGCCAGGCCACCTGGTGCTCGAGGTCCAAGGCTTGCTGTGCGTAGTTCTTGTCGATGATCTTCTGGTACAGGGAGGCGGTGACCTCTACGTCCTGGACGCAGTAGTCGAGCATCTCCTGAGAGAACGTCTCCCAGCCACCCGAGTAGTCACCCTTGTAGTTGCCGAGGCGATAGCCCCATGCAGCCAGTGAGTGAGACCCGAAGAGTTTCCCTGGGAGTTTCTCCTGCTTGAGTAGAACGTTGTCTGTGTCCTTGACGTTCGCCCAGATCAGTCGCGTGGCAACCAATGTGTCGAAGACCTTGGCGGGATCAACCTTGAACCAAGGGTAGAGTTTCTGGATGACAGGGATGTCGTACTTGATCACGTTGTGACCAGCGATCAGATCGTTGGAGTTCATGAGCAGCTCGAGGCCTGGGCCTAGAGGCTGATCGCAACCAACGGGACCGAAGGTCAGGGTCTTCCCTGTCTCGGTGCTCTTGATAACCAAACAATGTATCTTGCTTACTTCATCCAGCAATCCATCTGTTTCCAAATCGAATATAAGTGCCACGCTGTCCCTTTCGACGTGCGTTAAATGTAGGTGGAGGCTTATCACCTCCGAGATGTCCGTAGACTTGTGCGTCCACAGGCTTCACTGGTAAATTCCAGCTATACCGTAGTGTTGACAGCCAGGCTTCAACACCAGAGGGCCGGACTATCTAATCACTTCTTCAGGACGTAGCGAGCGTAACGCTGGCCTGTCACTGGGTGCTTCTTGTGCTGGGTCTCGATGTTGAAACCCATGTCACGCAGCTCGCTGATACGTTTAGTCAGGGACTGGATGGAGTAATCCACCAGAGCCTCACGCTGCGAAATGCTACGTGCCTTCTTGAAATGCTGAATGAGAATTTCGTTCTGTGTCATGTTAAAACTCTGAAGTTGTTTCATCTTGGAAATCACCAGTAGTCTCCGAGAGACGGCCAGTGTCACGATCATAAAGTAAATACCCTGCCTCACCTGTCTCACCACTAAAGCGGTTCTTCAGGACACGCAGAGTTGTCACGTTGGGGTTCTTGCCTTGCTGGTCACGCTCGAGGCCGATCACCATATCACTGAGCTGAGCGATGGCATGGGAGCCACGCAGCTGGGACAGCGAGGTCTTGGCCCCCTCCTCATGTCCTCGGCCATCCGAGGGACGCTTGAGGTGTGACACGAGGAACATCCCTACCCCTGTCTCTTCGACCAGGGTACGGAGTAAGGTCATGGCGTTGTCGATAAGGCGGCGTTCGTCTCCGTCTCCAAGACCACTAACAACGATGCTGAGGTGATCCAGAATAATCCAATTGCAACCACAGCCTTTGGCGAGGAACCGAACTCGAGATACAAGGTTATCGATGTCGCTAGAACCAAAGTGATTGTAAAGAAATAGACGGCCACTACCAACAGTCGCAGCAAAAGCCTTTTGAAGATTCTCTGCACTAACACCCTCTCTGCTCAGATGGAGCGGTTTGTTTAGATCAATACCCATGAGACCCAAGGCGGTACGCTTAGGGTTCTCCTCTAGCATGATCATGCCAACCGTCTCCCCCTTCTTCAGGAGGTGGTGAGCAATCTCTCGGACCACTGCGGACTTACCCACGCCTGACCCTGCGGTTAGCGTGACGAGCTCACCCTTGCGAGCACCTCGAGACTTCTCATTGAGTGAGTCCCATGGATACGGGACGGACTGAACCGTCTCCTCCTTGGACACCTCTTCCCAGAGATCCTCCCCGGAGATGATTCCATCGGGTCGGTAGGCCTTGGCATTCCAGATGGCCGAGATGATCGCCTCGCCCTTGCCCTTCTGGAGGCACTCATTGGCATCCTTCAGGGGCAGGCTTGCGATCTTGGCCTTGCCTGGTTCGAAGAGCTCGACGCAGTCGGCTGCGGCCTTCTTGCCGGGCTCGTCCTGGTCGAACATGAAGATCACTTCCTCGAACCCGTTGAGGTACTCGAGGCTCTTCTGGACGGCCTTCTTGGCGGACTGTGCCCCACTGGGGATGGAGACCACCGGCCACTTGTTGCCCTGCACCTGGCTGACGGAGAGACAGTCGATCTCTCCCTCCGTCACCACAATCTTCTTACCGGAGTTCCAGAGGTTCGCTCCGAACAACTGGGCTGTGGAGATGTTCCCCAGGACAGAGAAACTCTTGTCCGCCCCACGGATCTTTTGGGCAATGAGGGCTCCAGTAGCATCGTAATAGGGGGCAATCTGGACAACACGTCCGTTCAACTCGCCTACTTGATACCCAAACTTCCTGCAGGTGTCCTCGCGAATACCCCGCTTGATCAAATCCTGATAGGAACCTGAGATCAGTCCGTCTGCTTTCATACGTTTCGGCTGTGCTTCTAAACATTCACCGTCACCCTTGACGTGTGTGTTACATGCAAAACAGAACTGGTGCCCATCGCTGTACAAAGAGTTGGCATCGGACGAGCCGCAGTTCTCACAAGGTATGTGTCTCAGAAATGTACTTTCGTCCTTATCCATGAAATCCTTTGGTTAGTTATCCAATTGTGCAACCTTAAGCCATTGTGCTACATCAAACGATGGGCAGGCCTTGGCTACTTTGGGGAAGTCTCGGTGACCCTGGATCTTTGCCTTGGGGTATCGGTGCTTCAGGTCAATCAGCAGCTGCTTCAGGCTCTTGAACTGAGCCTCAGTGAAGTTGTTCTCTGCCTTGTTCACATCGTCAGCGTTGACACCACCGACCATGCAGATGCCGATGGAGACTGCGTTCCAGTTCTCCACGTGGGCACCAATGACGGACTCCTCACGCCCCTCCTCCACGGTACCGTCTCGACGGATCACGTAGTGGTAGCCGATGCAGGCCCAGCCCTTGGCACGATGCCACTTGTCAATGTCCTTAGCGCCAATGTTCTGCTTAGAACTGGTGGCGCTGCAGTGAATAGCGATGAAGTCAGTCTTCTCTCGCTTCTTGGTATTAGACTTGTATGCCATTTCCTTTTTCCTTCAGCCACGCATTGGGAATCTCCTTGTCTGCGTAGAGAAAGCCATGTTTCTCACACCAGTCTGAATAGGTGGTCTTGCTTCTCTTCGAGATCTTGGTCTTCGAATTCGAGAAGACGAACCTAATGTCGTACTCTGGGTGTTGTTTCTGTACGAGCAAGTGCTTCTGTCGGTCCTCTGTGAGGAACCTGCCCTTGCTCTCAATGATGATGCCGTTCTCAAGCACGAAGTCTGGAGTGTACTTTGCGGGTTTCTCTGGTTTCACATAGGGGATAACCAGTTCCTCAAAAGAAAAGCCCACCCCTTTCGAGGTGAGCTCTTCTGCAATTCGTTCTTCCAGACCAGATCGGAACCCATATTTGAGTCCGACCTGTTGTCCTGAGAGTGGCTTCTTAGAAGTCGTCCGACGACCCGTTGTCTTCTTCGCTGAAGCCATTACCTGTGGCAGAGTTGTCCTCTGCTTCGTAGCCATCTTCTTCACCGAAGCCAAAGGCATCGGCACTTGCACCACCGCTGAACTCAACGAGGTCGATCACTTGGACTGCCTTCAGTCGCAGGGAGACACTTGCGCCCACCAGTGCGGTGTAGAAAGGGATCACCTCGTAGGCCACCTTGACCTTGGAGCCACCACCAATCTTTGCGTCCTTCTGCAGGGGCTTACCCTTTGCGTCGAAGATCGCAGGGCGCTGCTCGAAAGGTTCGCCGGTCTTGGGGCGGACAATGGCCTTCAGCTTGAAGCCTAGGGTCAGCTTGCCGGTGTCCTCATCCAGGTTGTAGGGAGCATCTCCCACCTTGATCTTCTTACCGGCGTTCTTCGGGTCCTTCTTTGCCAACTCGACGGATTTCTCCATCTGTTCATCCAAAAAGGTGACGAGGGCTGCGTTGCCGCTGGCGTCAGAGACTTCCAGCTTCAGCTTGTACTCGCCATCAGGATTGAACTTGGTGTCGGGCTTGGTGAGGTACGGGTACTGGGCGATGCCAGCAGGGGTTGTGTACCGGGGGTTCTTAGCTTTACTCATAAAGTCCTTAGTTGTTGTAATAGCCTTCGTAGGCTTCTTTCATCTCAGCAATCACAGCGTTGCGCTCAGCAACAGAGTGGGCAATACGGAAAGTACCGTCTGGGAGAATGATCTTGAACATGAATTAATCCTCAAAGTCTTCGCAAACACTGTGGCAGTAAGATTCGATCTCTGCCCCGACATCCTCTTTGTCCAGGACGTAGCCCTGACCAACGAGAAACTTGTAGAACTGGTATGCAATCGCATTCCAACCCGTTGTATCGCTGAATGATTCCTGAATAGAGACACAGGTGTGGCCCTCACGGAGGGTCATGGTGATTGTCTTGTTAGCCATTTGTTTCCTATAGAGGTTTGGGTATTCCAATTGTGCAACCATTGCCAACTGGTAAACGTTCAGGCAAAGCAGTAGCGTGACTGCATCACCTGCTCGAGCTCCAAGGTTCCTCGTTTAGGCAGAGCCTCGAGTTTCTCCTGGTTCTTGTCGCCAAGCTGCTGGACGATCTCATCCCTGAAGGACTCGATCACATCCACCTCGCCGTACATCTCCACGAAGCTCTCTCGGACCACGTGGTAGAGGCCTTCGACATCCCCTGCGGTGGTCCCGAACGAGTCATGGATCATCGCGAAGTTGTCGATGCCTGCCTGCTTGGCTCGCACCACAGTCAGCATCATGTGGGCTGCATCGCAGGAGTGGACAAAGTTGGGAGCGATCCCAGAGGACTGCTTGCGGCGGTCTAGATTGTCCTTGTCCTGGTACATCGTGAGATACACCAGCTTGCCGTTGATCGCGGTCTTCACCTTGCGTTTCTCCAGATCGGCATAGGCCTGCATCACAGGGAAACCCACGGGTGTCGTCCAGCGAACTGGGAGCTCCTCCGCAGCAGCCAGAGAGGCAGCATGCTGGAGCCACTTCATGGCCTCGCCAGCTTTCACCAGGACCTGGTTCACAGCCACCCAGATGGCCTTCGCCATGTACTGGGCACCTTGGTAGCCATCACCCTGGAAAGGGAACTCCTTGCCGCTCTGCTTGGCAGGACGGATGATGTCCTCCATGAGCTGCTCCTTGAAGCCATACTCCTTGGAGCCGTAGGCCAGCGTCATGACGGATCGCTTGGTCACCTTGCGGGTGATCCCGAAGGCCTTCCACTGGGCAGCGATGGTCTTGGTGCCCTGCTTGACGTAGGCCACACCCTCATCGGTGTGCCGCAGCTCGTCCTCAGTGCCGTTCAGAAGGTTGTCTTCGACCTGTTCCAGAACCTTGTTCGCCACGAGCTGGTAGACATCCGCAGGGAGGTCCCTGGGCATCAGGTTGACCGCAGCTCCGCCAACTTCGTCTCGCAGCATTGCAGAAAAGTGTTGAATTCCAGAGCATGAACCGTCCATAGCCACGGGCAGCTTTGATACGAACGACTCACCATGCTCAGTGAAACCTTGCCACTCGAAGCAAAACGCAAGGAACTGCCAGGGCTTGTCAATCTCAACACCGCCGACTGTTCCACACCACCCTCGGTGGTTATATGGATCTCTCGCAATACCAAGAATCTCTTCTTCATTATCCTGTACCCAATTGACACGGTCTTCAAAGCTGGCCTTGTCGAAGCCTGCTGTGTTGGCACCGTGGATAGCCAACCATTTCCATCCCTCACTGCCCAGAGGCTTGCCATTAGCGAACCGCAGCAGGGCCTTCTGATAGTCCGACCCCTGAGGATTCAGGTGAGGGACTGCGTAGATGCGACCACGGAAGTCGAGCTGGTAGGGGAAGAAGACCTTGCGGAACTTCTCGTAGCGACGAGCGATGCCCAAGGCCATGTTGAAGCCGATCCTCTGGCCCAACAGGGAGAGGTTCTGCACGTGGATCTTGGCAGCAGCGATGCGGTACTCCCGCTTGGCCTCCTCGTTGGTCTCGATGTCGAAGGGCTTGGAGGGCAGCTCCAGGCCTTCTCGAGGAGGCAGGCCAGCCATCTCTGAGCCGTTTTCCCACAGGGTGTCCATGACCTCGAGGACCTGGCTGTTGATCTGCCAGGCGGTACGCTGCAGAGCGTTCACTGCCTCGTACACGATGGGCATGTCGGTGTTCTTCAGCTCGTCCAGGTAGGCCCGGTTCTTCGTCTTCACCAGGCGCAGGGGCTTGATGTTGGAGGAGACGTAGCCACCGTTGAACGGCGTGGTCCAATCCTTGGGGATCACCACCATGGGCTCATAGACGGGACGCAGGAACTGGGTGACCTCGTTCTTGCTCTCGATCCACTCCAGCGTCTCAGGCAGGGCCTTCACGTACTTGATGGACTGGTCCTTATCGACCTTCTGGTGGGTCAGCTCGACCAGGCCGATGGTCTGGATCAGGATGTCCAGCATCTTGATGCCAACGTGCAGGCGATCAGTGCGGACCCAACGCTGCCAGCCATCCTCGATTCGGTCAGCCTGACGGACTGCGTAGATGTGCCGGTAGTGGCCTGAGGTACGCTTCTTCGCCCCAATGAGGATCTTCTCGTACTGCTTGCGCTCGGTCTCACGGATCTTCGAGTAGCGCAGCTCGTCCTCGATGGCCGTGCCAATGGCGACACCCACGAACTGCAGGGTACGCAGCGAGGAGATGCCCGACAGCACTGCCTTGAGGGTCAGGAAGGCCAGCATGGTGGAGGGCACATCCTTGACCTTGGGGTAGGTCGCAGAGAACCGACCAGCGGCACCCTTGGAGCTTGTCTCCTTCCACTCATCGATGGCCTTGGAGAGGATCTCCAGGCGATGGGACAGGATCGTGCTGCCATAGGCCGTGGACTCTTCCCGACCAGCTTGCACCGCCTTGGTGACATCCCGGAGGTACTTCTCAGCGCCTCGTTGGGTCATGCCTTCCTCCAGTTGAATCTGGATGGACATGAGGTCTTCCTCAGGATTGAAGTTCATCATTTCTTATGGTTCCTTTTAGAGTGGTAACTTAGTGTATGCATCTTTAAATATAACCTAGAGAAGATTATTCTAAAGATACTCTTAGAGATCTCTCTCTCGCCTATCCAATTGTGCAACCAAAGGGTTCTCCCTCTGTTCTGAATTGGTTGTCTACTGGTAATCGATTGACACAGCTGTGACACTAAAAGTGTCACATACTTGTCTTTAGAATACCTTTCCCGACTGACATTCATTGCCGTATGGCAATTATACCGTTAAAAACGGAGAGAACCCCCTGATTTCTCAGGAGGTTCTCTGTCAGACTGTTTGTCTGGAAGCTGGTGCGGTCGAGAGGACTCGAACCTCCACGGATTTCTCCACTAGCACCTCAAGCTGAGTGCGTACAGAGAAATCAATCACTTAGGGTGACACAACTCCAGAAAATCTGACGCTTTCTGACACAGCTCAATGGCCCGTGTCACCGGCATTTACCCGTTCACAACCATGAGATGGGGCGTGGGCTTTACTTGCTCCAATGCTTCACGGCCTGCCTGCAGATTGCCGGGGGCCAGGTGGGCATAGCGCATGGTGGTGTTGATGGTGGAGTGGCCCATCCATGCCTGCACCACAGCCAGGGGAACCCCACGCTGGACCATCCGGGATGCACAGGTGTGCCTGAGCATGTGGACGAGGAACTGGGGGTCATCCTCGAGCCCCATGGCCGTCTTCAGGTCCCACCATTCCCTCCTGAGGCGGTGGAACGTGTAGTCGAAGAACCGCAGCTGGTTGGACCTACGGTGCAGGACCTCGGCCACCCTCTGGGTCACAGGGACAGCCCTGGCCTTGTCGGTCTTGGTCTGACCGGCATGGAGGTGGAGCATCCCGTTGACGTAGTCGTTGCGCCTGAGGCCCAGCAGCTCCGATCTCCGGAACCCTGTATCCACAGCCACGATGATGAGGTCCCTGAGCTGGTCCAGACCAAGCTGGGCACACAGGGCCAGAGCCTGGGCTTCCTCCTGCTCGTCCATCCACCGGATACGGTGCGTACCGGGCTTCCTACGAGGCAGCAGAGGCATCCCTTTGATCCACCCCCTCTGCATCGCCATGGTGAGCATGACGGATAGATGGGACAGCTTGTGGTTGACCGTCTGGCCCCCGTTGCCTTCCTCTTCCCAGGCCTCGACAGCCTCAAGGGCCATGTCGAAGGTAACCTCCGAGACCGGAGTGTTCTCAGGGATCTGCTCGAAGAGAGCCTTGATGAAGATCTTGTGGGTCTTCTGGCCGCTGGGTTTGTCCTGATTCCAACGGACCTTCCAAGCGAGGTCGTGGGCCTCTTTGAGGGTAGGGCCTAGGGAGGCCTTAGGTTGCACGGCTGTAGGCCGTTCTAAGGGGCTTCCTGAGGCTTTCTGACGGGTCAGGGCCTCGAGCTCAGCCAGCTCAGCTTCAGCTTTGGTCTTGTAGGACTTCCTGAAGCGGTTAGCTCCAGCTCCCACGCAGACCATGTAGCTGTTGCCACGTTCGTAGATTGGCATGTCAGTTATCTCCTAAAATCTTAGTCACGGTGATCCTGCCCTTCTTGGTGAGACGAATTATCTTTTTACGTCTCTCCATTGGGTCCTCGAATGACTCGATGAGTAGCAGTCCTTCCTCCCTCTTTCGGTTGATTTTTCCAAGAGCGCCAATATGGCGACTAGCAGTTGCCAGCCCTATACCGGCTCTTTTAGCGATCTCTGAGAGGGACATTCCTTCGTCACTCTCAGCGACTACGAACAGGCACTTGGCCTGGCCTAGCGGCATCTCTGGGTCTATTGCCGAGATGCCTGTGAGAAATCGGATTGCGTCCTTAGGTGTCATGGGCTGGTCTGTCTCCTATGCGTCTTAGTGACGCTGGTGAGATTCTCACACCATGAGAGTCCGGTCAACAACAGTTTCCACTTGGCAACTGTCTGTCCAAACGTAGGGTTACCTTACCCATTGACAATTGTTGCCCGACTCCACCACAACTGTAACGCAAAGTTTACAGAGGGAGGCACCAAGGATGCGCTTGTCAAATGCCGTGTTAGAGGCAGTAAGAAGGGGTGGTGTCGAGGTCTATTTTGCAGACAGACATACCACAAGGGTCTGGAACGGCTTGAGGCTCCAAGGTGAACCCTTGAGGTATGGCGGCTGGTACTGGATGAGGAGATCCAAGGGACGCATCGTGCAGGCAGACGAAGACGGACCATTTAGGACCGAGTCCGCTGCCATACGTGATGCCTTTGTGAAGCTCCAGCTCAGAGGTTAGAGGGAGTGTCCCCCGGCTCCTTCTTCAGGACCTTCGTCCAGGCGGCTACGAACGACACAGGGCCACCGTTGGTGATCTGTGCGTACATCCCGTCAACCTTGAGAAACTTCCAGAGTGACTCAGGGTCGATCTCTGGGGCTTCTGGTGGTGTTGTGAGGTCCTCTTCAGCAAACTTGAAGTGGTCTCCACGGTTGAGCTTGTAGAGCTCCGTCATGTGTTCAATGTCGATCTCTGAGATCATGTGTTCTTCTCCTTGATGCCGTGGGCGGCTTCGATGGCTGTGCCATAGGCGTTAACTCGATCCTTCAGGGTTGGCTTATCTCCGACACTGCTCCACAGTCTTTGCTTTTGGCCCAGCGTCAGCGGCTTGCGCTGTGCTGGCTCACCCGTGTAAAGCTCTTGCTTGATATGTTCTGCAAGTGCTTGCTGGTATTCCTCGTTTTGACACAAAGGAAACTTGCATTGGTGCTGTGCCAGCGATAACGATGGTGGGGATGTGTAGAGGGGAATGTCATCAGCGTTGTAAGGGCCGTGCAGATAAGTCATGTCGCGCTTTGCGTTCATCCATGCCACAGGCTCCTGCTTCTGTGCTATCGTGGCTACGCCACTGGGCTGCTCTATCGCTTCGCTGGCCAGTGCTTCGCGCAGGGCGGTGATTGCTTTCAGCACATCGGCTGTCACGTCCTCACAGCCTTTTAACGCCTCCAGCGCCAGCTTCAGTGCTTCTGTTTGTTTG